CCAAAAGGAATCATTTCATATTTGACTTTTAGCATTATTTCCTCTTTTGATCTTCAAACCATGCACACTTGACGGCTCTTGAATAAAGAGAACGAAATTTACGTCGAGGACGCAATGCTGTCCACAATCTAAAATTAAGAGACATCCATAATAGAACTGAACAAATTATCCATACGAATAAATCAGACCAATCTAATTCTCTTAATCCTGTCATGTATAGATTAATACCAGTAAACCATCCAAGAGTTAAAATATATGCTGTTATTGCAACCCAAAGCATAATTATTACTTTCTTAAAATCTTTTTGTATTTATCCCATAATTTTTTAATGTTTGTATTTGTTCATATTGAACTTTAAAATATTCAGGGTCTACCCAATCAAGAAAATCTTGCAACTTGAATATTATAATGTCTTCATAGTCATTTGTAAAGATGATTCTTACCTTGCCTGTTTGTAACTTTCCACAATAATCTTCTATATCATTAAAAAAATACAAAGGAATAGATATACAAGGATATTTATAATCACGTTGTGTTATCAGGACAGGAATACTCCCCCATCCTGCCTTAGCAGCTTCTTTTGCCTGTTCTTTTGTTTGTAACCAGAATTTCTTATATAAATGTTTATTGCCTTTACCATCTATCAATGTCATTAAATCAAGTTTATCTGTGTATCCAATCTTTGCTTCCCATGTAGTGATTCTAAGAAGTGGTTCTCCTTCTATACAAGTAGATGAAATATCCCCATATGCATTCTGTAATGCCATCTTCTTTTTTGATCTTACTGTGGCGGCACCTCCTGAATTTGCACTCCTCCAAAATATATCATCTGATTCACCATGTGTAAACCATAATGATAATTGCCTTGATAGTTTTCTTTCGTTTGAACTTCCTTTTTCTTTAGGATTACTAGACAACGATAATTATCCTATTAATTGAGATGTTAAATGAAAAATATCTGTTATAAAAAGAGAAAAGAAATTTTATTCTTATAGCATATCTTTCTTTTATTCCTAATCCAAAATAATCTTCTCTTACTTCTCCGTATGGTATATAAAAAGATTTTTCAAATGACTTATATTTCAAAACATTTTCTCCATCTATCTAACTTCTTTGTATTGACTATATCAACAAATCCATATTCATTGCAAATTTCAATCAATCCATCCAAACTGAATTGATCTTTTTTTATTTCAAAATCTCTACCATTCATTAATGGACATGGTAACAATACAAGATCTTTATTCCTAAATGCTATTCTTTGACCATTATTATTTTCTATATTCTTATACGCTTTTGTGTTCTTATTCAATGTTCCATTCAAATATTTAATTGCTGTTTTTTCTCTTACATTTGGAACACCATCTACATTGTCAGAACTACATCCAGAATATGTTTTCACTGTTCCCCAGGAATTAGAATCTATTCCCCATTGACTTTTAAATGATTCCTTTGTGTAAAATTCTTTCGTTTCAAAATTCCACATATTACAATAATCCAATAATTGGTATAGATCTTTATCTCTTGATATTACTGTTAGATCATATTTTTCATGGTATTTTTCACATAACTTTGCAATTATATCATCAGATTCATAATTTGAACAGATGAAATTTGATCTGAATCCAAGTTTTGGAAGTATCTTTTTTCTGATAACTGGAAATTGTTCTTTACACATATGATGGATAATCAAATCTTTTTCTGTCAAATTATTATTTCTATTATTTTTATATTCTGGATACAATTCTTTTCTAATACTTTTCTGTGAATCCCAGGTATGAATAAGATTTGGTGTTTTATGTTTTTCTGCAAGTTTCAGTATATCTTCTAAGTAACCATAAATTATTCCAACTCTTATTTCATTAAATGGTAAATCCTTAATTTTGTATTTATTTCGATAGCAAATATATGAAGAATCAAGAATGAGATATTTCAAAAGAAAATCTTTCCTAAAATTAATCTAAAATATGTATTTTACTGTCTATTTTCCCAAGTTTTATTGCTTCTTTTCTGTTTTTAATTAAAACATCAATTTGATCTCCTTTGATTTTTTTACTCATTAAATCTTCAACGTATCTAATGCCAATTCCTTCAATATGTATTCTCGATTTTGGTTTTATTTTTTTCTTTAATGATCGAGAGATAGCAACAGTTCTATTGATCTTAGGTTTGCAACCGAAAGCAGTTTCATTTGGTGTAGAGTCACATTGAGATTTTGTAGCATTGTAAAATGTTACTTTTACTTTGATTGGTGCTTTTGCAGCAACATAATCAGTATAAAGGAGCAATATGCTCATGATAAGTAAAATTAACTTCATAGAACATCTCCTGTTTCCTTTTTTGTGCTGCAAACCTAATTCAAATCATTTATTTTCTTTCTTTTATTTTTCTATTTATTTTCATTGAATCTTGAATGTGATTCCATAAATCAATGACTTGTTCTTTAACATTTTCTTCTAGGTTATTTTCTTCTACATATTCAATAGCTTTATCAATTGTTCCAATTTCTTTATCATTAAAAACATATTTTGTCCATCCTGAATATTCTTTAAGATATTCAAGGTTTGATCTTACATCATCTATGCCGACACCAAATACAATAGAAATTGGTACTTCTCTATATGGATCATCAACACTACTTTTTTTAATTTGACACTTTGACTTAATCCCGATTACTTTTTCTACCTTTTTACCATTGATAGTTGCTGTTTTTGTGATCTTCCAGTTAGTCACAGGTTTTGAAACTCTAATTCTAACAGAAGAATAATATGGGATTGCCTTTCCTCCTGGAGTTACTGGATTACCTGTTGGACTATCTCTTTCTTGATTTGTAAAGACACAAATCCATTGATTATTCGCAATTAATCTTGCAGCTTTTCTTAGCCCTTCTGAAAATTCCTTTGCTCTTCTCATTCCATAAGCATCACCGTCTTCCATTTCCATCTTTGTACTTAATGCTGCTAATGAATCTCCTGCAAATACACAGATACCTTCTTTTGTTGGTTTCCAATTATAAAGCAATTCAAACATATCTGTTATTGTATCTGGTCGAAAATAATTTTCTTTAGATATAGAAACGCCATAAATTTTTGAATATTCTTGATCTAATCGTGCTTCAGGATCGAGTATTCTTGCCTCACCATTTCTCGACTGAGCATAAGCACAAATTTCTGATATGATAGAACTTTTCCCACTTGAACTTGGTCCAAATATTTCTACAATGATACCTGCTGGTATTCCTCCATATCTAGTTCTTCCCCCTGATATTGCTAAATCAAGAAGAGTAGATCCAGTAGAAATTGTTTTAGCGAATGAGATTTCTTCTTTATTTAATTCTTCTTGTCTTTCTTCTATACTCTCTTCAATGTCCTTTGCCAACTTATTTTTCATTCTTAATCCTAAGAGTAACTAATGTTTTTTAGGTCAAATTCTGTTCAAAATTATAAATAGGTACTCAAGTATGTTTTTTAATTAAAGTCGCTAATTTTGTCTAAAAGTGGCATTAAAATGAATATGGGAGGATTTCTCCTCCCAATAATATTACTTCAAGCGCCTATTATTTCTCTTTGCCGCTTTCAACTCCTTACTTTTTTCCTCACAGTCAAAATATTCATTTTCACATTCTTCACATTCGGTTTGATTCAAGAAATCAGCACCGAATTCATGACCATGTGGACATTCTGTATATGCTGGAGTTTCTACTACATTATCTTCTGAATCATCTGATGATTCATTTTCTTCTGGTTCATCATTACTCTTGGAAGATTGATTCAATCCTCCTTCATACATTTCCTTGATTTCATCATAACTCATAAGAATAAGATATTTATCAAGAGGTTTTGACTGTTCCAATTCTTCATCTGTAATTACATAAGGCTTCTTTGTCTTGGGATCAATTCTATCCTTAAACTGAACTGCATCTACCTTGTATGGTTGCTTATCACCTTGATCAATCCACTTAGCGTAAATCTTTTTACCGTCATCAATATCAGGATATGTAATTACTCCATCACCAGTATCTTCAGAAAGACTATCCAATTTTTCTTGGATATAAAAATATGCAGTATCTAAAACTTGAATCCCCTTATCTTCTTCTTCACCACCATCACGAACAATAATTTCATATAATGTTCTTCTTGATGGTTTCAATTCTCTCCAAATTTGCTTACGCTTTTCTTCATCACTTTCCATCTTTTGTTTCTTTTGCATATCTTCACAAATAGGACAACCCTTCTTTGTTCCAATAGCAAAACCTTGCTTAAATGATGCTTTAGGGCAAATAATTGTTGCGTTTTCTGCTCCAACTGCACGGTGAGTAAATAGATCTACCTTAAAGACAATATCACCTTCCTTTGGTGGATTTGACTTATAAATACCATCAGGAAAGTTAGGACCAGCCTCAAATGGGATAATATCAAAATTATATCCAATGCCTTCTTTCGTTTTCTTCGGAACAAATTGTTCAAGTTCTCCATTCAGATCGAAATAATTAATAAAATTATTTGGTTGAAAATCTTTGGATGACTGAGATGCCTTAACCTGATCTTGAATGGACTGCTTCATCTTGTCACGAATACCCATTAATTAACACTCCTTGTTATAATTTTGTAATAATTGTTTCACAAATATATCGTTAAGTAAAATAGATCATAAGATAAAATTTAATGCTAAGCCAATATTAGTAACCTAAATTTATTCTCTTTTTTTAACTGATTCATTCAATTTTGATTCAATTGACTCTGTATTTTTAATACATCTATCATTTCTATATTCTTTGTTGTTGTCCTTAATCTCCTTTGGTTCTTTTGGTCTTGACCATAATCCAGAAATAATTCCTTGAACGTCTAATTCAATCATTTTTTTTCTTGCATCAAACGCTTTAATTGCAGCATTCATTAAGTTCATATTATATTCAGCTTCAATCTTATCAGATAAAGCATTTTTATAATCTTCTTGTTGAACAATCCAATTATTAATTTCTGTTTCAGTACCTTTTACAAGCTTGCATTTAGAGATGTTTGACCTGACAAATGTATCAAGTTGTGCCTTAACCAATTCAAGTTTTTCTTTTGCAAGGTCTCTTTGTTTAATTGCTTTTGCTTGTTCATCGAGCCACATAGAATATTTACAGGAATGTTGTTCTATTTCTTGATCTAAATAAAATCTATCGTAAGAAATATCTTTTTTATAATCCATGATAATCCTTATTCAAATGGTGCCTAGGGCGGGACTTGAACCCGCACACTCACAAGGAGTAAAGGATTTTAAGTCCTTTGTGTCTGCCTAATTCCACCACCCAGGCATATTTTTAATTATTGTCTATTTTCTACAAACATATAAAAAACTTTTCTTCTTAAAATATCTCCTCTATATTTAAACTCACATTCTACAGAACATTTTTGTCTGTATAAATCGTGCCATTGAAAATAATGGCATTCACGGCATTGTCTTTCTATTTTATTGTAGCCATCGTATACATAAAAGGATTCCACTTCAAATTATCCTAATATAATTTTTGAGAGAATAAATCAAAAAGATATTTAATGTCACAATTAATTTTATCACAACCAATAATACCATATTTTGAGCAGACACAATTAAAGCATTGTACCTCAATTTTGTTTTCAAAATTCATATTCCACCAACATCCTCTATAACTCGACTGAATTCTCTTATCGCATTTCTAAACAAATCTAAATTATCATTGTTCTTATAAGTAGATCCTGGAGTGATACAATAAGTCACAAAGCATCCATATTTTTCATTCCATCTTGTGTTTGCATTTACCTTTATAATACCTGATTCTTCATTTGTAAAGAGATATCTTGATATGTTTCCGATACTCAAAACTAGTACTGGATTTACTTTTTCTAATTCATACTCAATCCAATGTCTGCATTTTTCAATATGGTCTAAACTTGGTCTTTTTAACGTATTAGGGAAACACTTTGTTGCCGCTGTTACATGAAACATATCTTTTTCAAGATTGTATCGTTTCAGTTCTGACCAAAGAATATCACTTGCCTTACTTGTCAAAATTTGTCCTTTATGATCATCACCAACATTTGGAAATTCAGAGATGATCATCATATTATATTCTGATACAGAAGGCAATACTGGTTTTTTACATTGTTCTCTTAATTCACATTCATTGCATTCAAGTAATTTTCTATCTCTTCTAAGTTTTGGTTGAAGTTTGACAAGTTTTGTTCCTTTAAATTGTCCATTCAATATAACATCTTCTGAATAATTTTGCAAGATGTTATCATTAAATATTTTTACTAATTTTGGATATTTTTGATTGATTGGTATTCCTACATCAAACTCAAAATATTCTTGTGTTTCAGAATCAGGAACAAAGTCTAAACTGAATAAACCTATCTTTTCTAGAGTTTCCTTTAACTTTCCTTTAATAACTGATTTTTCAGGTAAAGACAAAAAACCAACTTTGCTAGAATATTCATTATAGATCTTTTCTGCTGCTTTGTCACCAACACCTTTGATTTCTATCAGAGGACAGTACAATCTATTATCTTTTACATTCCACTTATCTTTATGAGAGATACCATATTTTGGGAGTTCAACGGATAATCCATATCTCTTTGCTTCTTTGATAAAATCCATCTTGTTATCTTTTGAACCATAAGTAAGACAAGCACAAAGAAATTCTGCTGGATAATATATTTTCATCCAAGCAGTATAATAAGAAAGCATTGCATATCCAACAGAGTGGGCTTTATTGAATAAATAAGATGCTGCATATTGAAGATTATCCCAAAACTCTATTGCTTCTTCATATGAAAATGTCTTTTGTTTCAAACATCCTTCAACAAACATATTCTTATACTGTTCAAATTCTGATGCATCACGTTTTTTACCAATAATTTTTCTAATCTTATTAGCTGTAGACATAGAAAGTCCAGCTATCTTATTGATAATGTTCATTATTTGTTCTTGGAAACAATAAGTTCCGTATGTATCTTTTGTTATTTCTTCATATATTGGATGTTTCTTTGCCCATTCTTCTCCATGTTTTCTCTTTATATATAAATCTGTAAGTCCTGCATCTCGACTTCCAGGGCGGACTAATGCAACAGCATCCACCATATGAGAGAATTTTTCAATACCCATATCTTTAATTAGTGTTGTCATTGCATAAGTATTCATTTGGAATACACCGACAGTATTTCCTTGTGATAATTCATTGAATACTTTTTCATCATCAAGAGGAAGAGAATAATAATCTATCTCGATATTGTGATTTTGTTTTACTAATCTTTTTGCTTCAGACATAATTGATAAAGTTGACAATCCAAGCAAATCAAGTTTCATCAATCCATTGTATTCGCAATCACCTAAATCCCAATTTGTTGCAATTTCACCTTTATTGTTTTTTAAATGACATTGACCAGAATATCGTAAATCATTTTTTGATAGAATATATCCTGAAGCATGGCATCCAATATTTCTATTTTGTCCTTCTAATTTTAAAGCATATTTTATGACATCTGGATATTTTTCTTTGAAATGTTTTCCTATGTCATTTTCTAAAGCGTCTAATATTCCTGTTTTAGATTTATCATCAATTGTTTTAGCAAATTCATCTACTTCTTTTAGTGGAACATCAAACACTCTCGATACATCACGAATTGCACCACGACTCTTCATTGTTTGAAAAGTAGAAATTGCAGAAATGTTATATTCACCATATAATTCTTTGAGATGTTTTATTGCAAGATGACGTTTTGAATCCTCAATATCAATATCTATCTTTTATACCCTGGCTTTCGCCATATTTAAAAAAGGGAATAGACTATATCTTCACCCACATCATTACATGTTTCGGGTGCGCCCCATTTCGGATAAAAATATCCTACGTCGCTACCGACTAGTCGTTGAACCTTCCTCATATCTCTAGACTTAGAGGCTTGGCTGCTGATTGCCCAATTTATTAATTTTTTAACTATCACGTATAATGTTTCCATTTCCGTTGTAGTATTAATAACTCTAAGGGTTTTCCAGCAATTAGAGGCGTTAACACATAATGTTTCCATTATGCTCGACAGAGTTGTTTAATACACAATTTTTATAAATATTCATTTTTCTTGATAAATAAATAGTCGAATTATCATATATCAAGGAAAGAAAATTTCTTACCTGATTCATGCCACTAAAATCAATTGATGTTACTATATCTGTTTCTCTTCTTTTTTTGAATTTATTAATTTTACAAATATTATTTTCTTCAAGAATATTTTTTATCCATAAAAGCATATCTTCTGTACTTACGATAGAAATTCCAAATTGATAAAAATTTTTTGTTGCAGCAGCTTTTTTAATACTTCCGTTTCCATCAAAAAAACCTCTAATAAATGGAATTTCGAATTCTTTTGGAATATTTTTAGGCCGAGTAAGAATATTAGATTTATTTGGAATCATACCATATTTTTTTACATCAAAGACTATTTTTTCTCCAAAAAATAGTAACCGACAATATCCTATTCCTATTTTATACCCAGACACTGTCTTGTATTTTTTTATATCATATTCGGCATTCATATCTTTTTTTAATTTTTCTAAATGATCAATATCTTTTGTGGATAAAGCAACACCAAGCATTTTTTGATCTTTTTCTCTAATAAACCCGTCAGCGAAAAAAAATCCCAACCAATATGCTTTTTTTTCTGTATCAATATTCTCAAAGTAATCAAAATTATAATTATTTTTTCGACTATTTACCTTATTGCTTCTAAGTTTAACACCGTTATTTTTTAATAGTTTCCATATTGTTCCATAAGCAACATTATAAATTTTTGATATTTCTATAGTTGATAATCCATCATCATACAATTTAATGATTTCTTCATCTTTTTTAAATAACGGTGTCCCTTTTTTATTTCCCATCGCTGCATCTCCTTAAATTTAAACATTATGCAACGATTGATTTAAAAAGTCAAGATAAATGAATTTGTTTTTTGTGTATTAACATCTATCTGCTGAATCATCTCTTTCTTCATCAAGAAATCTTGAGAAAGGAAGATTGTATAACAATGGATCTATATTTGTAATATGAAGCAAATATGTAACTAAGCTTGACCCACAAGATCCTCTTCCTGGTCCAGGTAGAATATTATTGTCTCGACACCAATTAATCAACTCCCATACTATGAGAAAATATTTCGACAATCCTTTTTTCTTAATCGTTTCTAATTCATGATTTAATCTAGTTTCATATTCTGGTGGTAAATATTCTCCTATTTTCTGAATACTTCCTTCAATACACAATCGTCTAAGATATTCATTTTCATCTTTGTCTTCTAATCCCGGTACAACAGGCAAACAAATATCTTGTTTTTTTATTTTGAATTTTTCACATTTCTTTGCTACCTTCATTGTATTGCGAATAAATTGTATCACCTGTTTTCTTGAAAATATTCCTTGTTTATCAAATGCTTCTAATATTTCGTCTGCCGACTTCATCCACATTTCATAGTTAGAATCTACTTTCCATCTATCTGGATCTTTCCATTTCTTCTTTGAGTTAATTGCAAGTAATACTTCATGAAGTAAATGGTCATCTTTTTCTATATAATGGCAATCATTTGTTGCTATTATATCAATACCTGTTTTCTCATGTAATTTCATTACCAATTGATTATGATTTATTTGATCTTGTGTATTATGTGGCATCACTTCAAGATATAAATCATCACCAATTTTATTATGCAAATCTTTGAATAGTTGTATTCCCCATGGTTCAACGATAAAACTAGAAATACATGCCGTTGATACAATCAAACCTTCACAGTGGTCAAGAAGAAACTTTGCATCAATTCTAGGTCTGTAATAATGTCCTATCAATTGACCATAGTTACAAATATCAAGTAAATTTTTATATCCAACATCATTTTTAACAAGGAAGATAATATGTCTATTCTTTATTCCTTTTTCTTTTATTTCTGCATTCTCAACAATATATCCTTCAATACCGATTATAGGTATTAATCCATATTTTTCACACGCTTTTTGATGTTGGATCAATGAGTCAATTGAACCATGATTAGTAATCGCTAGATACTTAAAGCCAATTTCTGAAGCATATTTTGCATATTTTTCTGGATTATACAATCCATCAAGAAGACTGCTGCTATCGTGTCTATGCAAATGAACAAAGTTTTTATTATCCATTTACTGCTTTCCATGCAATAACAGTATCATCATAAGAAATGAAAGAGTTTTCTTTTGCTGAATAAACATTCCCAACTGAATCCAGCCATTCGTGATAAACTCCTCCAAATTCATCTTTATAGATAACAGGTTTGCATATTGTTATTCCGAGATAATTATCATCTCCATTTGTTTTAATAATACAAATAAATTTTTGAGAAGAAATAAATACATTTTCTTCTCTTTCGTCTTCAAAAACACATAGTTCTTCAGGAAAAAAATTTTGTTCAAAATCAGAAATATTTATATGATCAAGAATGTTCATTTGTTTCTCCTTAACAAAATTTATTTATTATTTATTCATTCATTTATAGGTTCTCCATTTGGAAATTCAGTTGG